ACCTTTTGATTATCTTCAGCTTTCGCTTCTGGTTCTTTAGATTCAACTGGCGCTTCTTCTTTTTGAGATTTAGAAATTACTCCTTTAGAGTCTAATAAACCTTCAATATGTTTAGCAGCACCTTGTACTGAACTTTTGTTCAGTAACGGATTTGTTTCTGACATATAGTCTCCTATGGTTAAGCTCCCTTGATGGGTTGGCTTATTCTAATCTTTTGACTAGAATTATTTTTCTTGTTGATTTTGGAAATCAGCTAATTGTTTTTCTGCTAATTTTCCTGTTTCAAGAATTTCTTTAAAATGCTGTTCTACTTTTCCTAGAACTTGGTAAGCTAACCATAATTTTTCTCTAGCTTCACCATCTTTTGCTCCAGTTTGTTCAAACAAAGCATTTGAATAAATTTTTTTAAGCTCCTGAATAGACTCTTGAAAAAGTTTATTCTGTAATATCTGTTTCGCCTGAGTCGCCCTGCTCAATTCTTCGGCTCTCTTGGCTTTGTCTTTGTGGTTCATTCAAATTTCGTATCTGTCTGCTTAGTATATTACCAGACTTTTGTGCCTGTTCAAGTATCTTATTGTTTCCTGACATTAAAGTCTTATCTAAATCAGCATCTGCTTTAATTTTAGCTGTATCAAGTTGTGTATTATACTTTAGAGCCATATCTTTTATTCTTGTTTCAAAATCTAAAAGCATTTCTTGTTGTTTTTGTTGAAGTTCTTTGTACTCTAACTCTAAATCAGCAATTTTTCTTTTATTCTCAGCATCAATTCTTGTAAATTCAATTTTTTCTATTGGTGTTACAGGGGGTGGAGGTGGTGGAGTTACAAATTGTCTTCCTAAATCTGGGTTGATGAAGTAACTGTCCACTGTTTTAAGACCTGCATTCTCTATCATTTTAGATAAAGTATTGTAAATGTTTTTAAGATTCACCATTGGAAACTCTCTTTGACCTTGTAAATTAAAAGCTTGTAGTTGTTTGTCTAAAATATTATTTAAAATAATTAATTGTTGTTCTTTAGTGCCTGTGCCAAGACCAACTTGTATTGTAATGTTAAAACGATTTTTCCACTCTGTTGGCATCACTGGAATATATTGATTATTTAGTTGAATAATTTTTTCTTTATCCTGATATTTTACTGATAATTCAAACATCTTTCTGAACAAATCTTTTACACCAGTTTCAGCAAAAATTCTTGCAATCAATTCTGATCTCATTTGAGTTTGATTCATAATTGCAGAAATACCTGTCGCTGTTTTATTTAAAGAGTCAGAATCTAAACCTTGATTATATTTTGTAACACCTGTTCTAACTTCTCTAACTGTATCTAAATATTCTAATAATGGAAAAGCTTGTTGTGAAATAGGTTGAGCTTGTATCGGTTGCATCACTTGGTTAGGTGCTTGTTTAGTTCTTACTACACCACCAGGTCTTGATGTTAATAAATCATCCATGTTTACCATGCCATCCATTACTGCAACTCTGTTGTTGTTTGTTAAATACATATTATCTAACAGTTGTCTCATTACAGTTGATTTCATTAATTGAATATCTTCAACTAATTCTGAAACTGATCTGCCATAAAATCTATGTGGCATTGGAATAGGTGTAACTGAAACAAATGGAATGCTATCACATGGCATATTTTCTAAAATAAATTCTGAACTTTCTCCTACAGATAAAATTTTTCTAAGTTCTGCGATACCATCTCCATCTGCATCATAACGAACATAGTTTTCATAAACTGTTACAAGTTGTGTTGAAATGTTATCGGAAGTGTTGAATGGAAAATCTTCTATGTTCTGGTATCTTGCTAATCTTTCTGTATTAAGAGTTGATGCGTCAGAAGTTGGAAGACTTTCTACATCTTCTTTATCATAACCCATGCTAATTAATTCTGATCTAGTCATTTGAACTCTATGAGAAACAAAGTTTGCATCTTCAAGTTTGACTGCCATACGATCTATTAAAAATTCTTCTGGTGGAACTGATTGAACTTTAATACTTCCTTTTGTATTTGTTCTTTTTATTTTGCAATTATATAAATTAAAATTAGGTGTTTGAACTTCTTCAGTATTTAAACCTTGCTGCTGTAAAGATTCAATTTGCTTTTCAAAATTCTCTTTTGCTTTTTCATCTACAGTTATTGTTTCTTCTACAACTTCAATTTCATCTTGTGTATCGTTGAGAGCATCCTTTTCAGCTTGTGTTAAATTTTGATAAGTTTCATATTCTACTTTTTGAATTTTATCATAGTAAATTTTTAATATTCCATTTTTTTCTAATAAAGCATCTTTGAAAAAATTATATAATAATTGAAAGCCATCATTTTCTTTATAGAAAACATGATTTAAATATGCTGTAGCTTGATCGGCTAAAGGTGCATCATCTGCTTTAACTGGTTCGCAAACTACAACTTTATCTGATGCAGTAAAAACTCTTAAAAGGTTTGGCAATAAACTTTCAATCGTATCAGCAACATCTGTACTTACGACTTGCGATCTACCATCTATTTCATTACCAAGTTTATCACCTTGATAATATTCTAAAGATTTTTCTCTTTCAGCAGATAATGTTCCACCTAAGAAACCTAATGAATTTTGAATGTGAGATTGTATTGTATTTTTTAATTCTAAATCTTCTAGTCTATCAATTTTTTTTGCCATAACTAAACTATGTAACTTGTATCAACCTGAACTGGTTCTTTCCAATTTGTTTTTTGTCCCCCAATAAATGTGCAGCCATATCTAAATGCGTCTGCTGGGTGTGATGCAAAGTTGTGTATCGGTCTATTTTTGAAACACTGATTCTTTTCATCCCATTTTTTTGAGTAAGCTTTTAATGCTTCAATACCCATTGCTGTTTTTTCTTTATCAAAATAACAATTAGGTAAAGCTTTTCTGACTGCTTCAATACCATCCTCAATAGAAAGTTTTGGTGCAATATCAAAAGATATACCTAATTCTAAAGCAATTTCCAACCTTGATTTTCCAAAAGCTCCTAATTCTCTAACTTTTATATCATGCGGAGCTATATGTCTATAATATTTATAGGGTTTGCTGTCTAGCAAGTCTGCATAAAAATCTAATCCTTCACCTGAGTTTTCTTCATAATCAATCACTCTAATTTGATCTCCATGTCTTTGAACAAACCAAATGGCTGTAGAGTCCTTTAATCCTAAATCCCACCAAGTCTCTGTATCTAAATTTTCATCATAAGCTACTTTTGTAATTCTTTCTGATGTTTCAAGTTTTTCTATAATAGCTCCATAGTATGAACCTGTAATAGCTGCTTGAAACGAACATTCAAACTCCTGGTTATATAGGTCTTCTGACATAGTATTTTGTGCAGATCGTAATTCTTCTTTGTCTAATATTTGTGTTTGAGATGCTTTAAAAACCCCTGTCCACCAACTTTTTTGTTGCATAGCTTCTTTATGAAGTTTGTAAAAATAATTTTGACCTTTTGGTGTACCTATAAATATACACCATCCTTTCCTGTCAGCTAATGCTGGTCTAATAATTTCTGGAAATAATGTTGGACTAATATTCTGCGTTTCATCCATAACACATCCATCTAAAAAGATACCCCTTAATGCTTGATCGTTTTCAGCACCTAAGATTGTTATTCTTGACCCATTTGGAAAGTCACATCTAAGTTCTGATTCATTGAATTTAACAAATGGAATATTCTTGGCGAAATTTTTAATATAATCCCATGCTGTACTTTTACCCTGTTTAAATGTTGGCGATATAAAGGCATATCTAGGATTCGGCTGTGTATTAGTTAAAGCATCCCTTATCATGTGGTTGATACACATTACAGTTTTGCCAGACCTCCTATGTGCCACAATTACGTTGAATCGGCTTTTAGGAATTTGTGTGTGCAAAAATTTTTGAAGTTTTCTAGGTGAATATGGAATTACGATTTCTGACATTTAAAATAAAACCCCTACTTAGTGAATAGTAGTATTATCAGGAAAAGGCAAGTTTTCTATGTTGAGTTCTTTACCGATATATCTTGAGAAGTCTTTAGCATCTTCATAATCTGTAAAACCTTCAAAATGAACTGATACAGAATTAGTTGCTTCTGAAACAAGAATGATTGCATATATTTTTGGCTTATCCATAAATCGGTCTCCTCATCTATTTATATACACCTCCCCATTTTGAACGACAAACGAAATATATAGTTTGGTGGTGGGGTTTCATCAAAACCCCCCATAAATACTAATACAACTACAACAATTACTGATAACGATACATTATAAGAACCAACTAGCACTAGAATTATATATTTATTATGCAACTAGCACCAGAATGTACTAGAAATAACGCAAACCTATAGCAACTGTGGGCAACAATACGCACAAACTTTGGCAGTCCAACACTAATAAATGTTGTGTTACTTATCTTATTTAATAATTATTGTGACTTTTCCCACTTCACAACAAGCGGAGTTTCTGCATTAAAACTGTGTTTTACTTGCTGTTTATTAGAATATTTAGGCAATAAATGGGTAGCTTTCCACTTAGTTAATGCGACAGCTTCTTTTACTAAATGACTGATAGCAAGGTCGCCTTTACCATTAATCTTGAAGTCTGCTATTGCACTTTCAAGCTGTGATGTAGCTTCACCTAATAAATAATCTACACCATCACTTTTAGCTTGTTCATATTCTTGCCTTATTTTGGGTTTTTTGTGTAAAAGCTTTCTAAATCCCTCCCATGATAGTGATTTGGCTTCTAATACCTTTTTTATAGACTTACCTAATGCCAATTCTGCAAATATGGCTTCTAATATCTCTTCC